GCGAAAAGAAACGTCGCCATAAACTAGCAGGCCATCCGGCAGGTCATTCAGGTGCATGATCTGGTTCCTTGTTGAACGCAAAGACTTCATAAAAACCTGACGAAGCGTTTTTGCGGTATGTTATGGTGCGGGGTTTTCCGTCGTCATTTTCACCAAAAGGGCTCCATGTTGTCGCATCCGAAAACATAGCCCATTGCGCCCGACCTTTCGGGTGCGTGCTGTCTGGCGTGAACCAGACAGAAAACGACCGCCAAGGCGTCACAAAGTCTGCCCTGACTGTGCGATTGCCTTTTTGCGATACGCCTTCGCGGATGTTCATGCTGACAACTTCGTCGGTTTGCATTTGCGTTGGGTCTTTTTTGGTGCGCTTAAAATCAATGCGCAGCTTTTCGTTTGGATCAATAATTTCAGCTTTGCACTTGCAGCAATACCTTGCGGCAATGTCGTTTTCTGATCCGCATTCTGGGCATTTCTTGTGCGTCCAGCGATAGCCGCAACGCTCATATTCGCCAAGAGGTCCGGTCTTATGCTGACCCAAGCAGCGCCTGCCATGATGTCCTGACAGCGGCCCATATTCTGTTTCAATGCGCTGGCCCGCCAAATCAACGCAATATCCATTTTCGTCTTTTTCGTAATCAACATGCTGCATGTTGACGGTAAATTCGTTTTCATAGCTGCATGACGGGCAAACAGCCTTCAGTGATCCGCCTTCGCCTGATCCGCGGCCGGCCTTGATAACAGGCGTAAACAAATCACCGTCTGGGCAATGGTCTTCAATGTTTGTGGTGTAATCCAGAACAAGGCAATCGGTCTTGCCTGCATCCAGACGCAGCCCGCGTCCGATAATCTGTTGCAGCAAGCCGACGCTTTCGGTCTTGCGAAGGATGGCGATGACATCAACGTGCGGCGCGTCAAATCCTGTTGTTAGCACCGACACGTTCACTAGATACTTGACGACCCGCGCCTTAAACCTTGCAAGGATTTGCGCTCGTTCTCTCTTTGGTGTTTCGCCAGTGACCAGTGCGGACAAGCCCGGCGGCAGGCTGGCCATAATTTCTTGCGCGTGTTGGACCGTTGCTGCAAAAAACATGACGCCTTGCCGATCTTGAGATTGCGCAACCACATCACCCACGATTGCAGCTGTCTTTCGCCCATGCCCGTGATAAGCGCGGTCTACGGCTTCGGCGTCAAACTTGCCTTGTCGGTTCGGTTGCAGGTTCGCGGTGTCGTATCCGTCAACCTGCGCTGATCCCAAAACAGGCTTTGTCAGAAAACCCATGTCAATCAATTCTGGCGCTGTGATCTGATCCATTAAAAGCGGGAAATACGGATCGCGGCAGTTATCTTCTGCGTTGACGCGCCCATCTGGCCATTGTCGAAAGATATATCCAGACCCTAAACGATATGGCGTTGCAGTTAACCCAAGGATGCGCAGATATTGATTGCCATCGCGCATTGCATTGATGATGTCGCGGATTGTTGGCGTCATGCCGTGCGCTTCATCAACCACTACAAGCCCATAGCCATCTTGAAAACGGCTGATGCGGTTCTTGACGGTCAGGGGCGAACCAAACACCACAGGGTGCCGCAATTCTTTTGCGCCTGCGCTGGCGCTAAACATGCTGGCCTTGTGACCGCTTGCCAGATATTTTTCGCGGTTCTGTTGCACCAACTCAGCCGATGGCGCAAGGCACAGCACCTTTTTGTTGGTGGCTTGGTGAACCGTCTGGGCGATGGCCGCAATGATATGCGACTTGCCTGCGCCGGTTGCGGCTTCAATCAAACAAGGCTCTACGCTTGTGCGCATGTGCTGCCAAGCGGCATCGTGCGCGTCTTTCTGGTATGGTCTGAGCGTCATCTAAACATATCCTGTTGCGCTTGGTTTTCCTGTTGCTTGGCCCGTGCAAAGCGCGCCCGGCGCAGCTTGACCAAATTCACAATGTGGTGAAACCGTGGCGATCCGATTTCTTGCAGCCGAATGACGGCCTTTTCTGTTTCTTTGCAGATCGCCACGATCTCGCTGTCACTGCCCGCGTTGGTCAGCCTGTCCAAGAGCGCGTTAGCGTATTCGTTTGCTTTGCGTTCCTGTTCTGGTGTCACCGCAGTTGCCACCCTTTGCTGGGCTTGCCGCGATACGGCTCAAGGTCGGCGTCTGGCGCATATTTTGCCAGCGCCTTGGCATACGATACCGCGCCTGCGCGTTCTACCATCGTCAGCTTGCGGCCCGCGATAATGGCGTCCTTTTCACCCGCGATCTGCACCATGCGCGCCAAAATGTCTTTTTTGCGCACCGTGGCGTTTTCGATTGCCTCCGACAATTCGTCGTATTCGGCAATCAGCTTTGCGGTTTCTGGCGTGTCGTATTCCGCACGCTTCGCGCCTTCATATTCCGCAGGGTCAGCGTTCATCGCGGCTTTCCAAAGGTCATGCAGGCGTGGCAGGTTTTCGGCAATCCAATCTTGGTTTGCATCAACACGTTCCAGCTTTGTGCCATGCGGCGACCATTGGTAAAAGTCACACCATTTGTTGCCCGTGCAATAAAGTTGCACTTGTATCTGCGCATAATAGTGCGGCTGTTCATCAATGGACTTGAACACTGGCGGTTTTTTGTCGCGTTGGCCAAACGGGCATTTGATCTCAATTAAACCAAAGTCACCTACAAGCCCGTCAGGCGATGCGCCCAGCCAATCGCCATGCGCCACAAAGCCAACAGGATCAACTGTATTGCCAGTCTCCATCTGGTATTCGGCCAGCGCACCGCTTTCGTGGAATGTGCCGTATTCGGTGGCCACGTTTCCCTTGAACTCGCTTTCCATGCCATGCGCAGACCTTACCAAAGCGCGGAATGCATCACCTTCGCTGATGTGCGGCGACAAGCCAAGCAAGCCACCGACCTGCGATCCTGTCACCCGCCCGCGCCTTGCTTCAAACCATTCTGGGCTGCGTTGTTCCATGTTGCATACCTTTCTGCTAAAATAATAAAACCACCCGCGCCGATCCTATGAATACTCATGGCAAACGGCTGCACACCTTATCGGCGCGGGTGTCACCCCATCAGAATGGGATTTCGTCGTCAGCAACGCTGTCATTGCCGCCATAGGTAGACCCGCCGCCCATTGCGGGCGATGCCTTCGGTGGTTTTTCGTCGCTGATGTGCAACGGGCTGTCGGACGGCTTGACCGCGCTGATCCAGTTGCCAGCCATGTCGGAACCATCGTTTGCCTTCATCGCCCAAGTCATAACTTTGACAACCATCGGCTTATTGCAGAGATGCAGCGTCATGCTGTCGTCTGTCGGGGCTTCGCCACTCTTGGTCAGGTTGCCGCCAGCATTGGCGTCAATCGCTGCCAGCATCCGGCGGGCCTTGTCGCGCTTCACCTTTGCCTTGCTTTCATCCTTTGCATTCGGGTCAAAGTCAGTGACCCACAGCTTGTGAAAAACCTTGCGGTTCTTAAACGCCTCTGGAGCCATGACGGACCAGCGCAATTCAATGAATGCCGGGCTGGACTTGTCGTCCTTGTCTTTGTGCTGCCACTTGGCTTGGTCAATAATGGCCAGCACGTCCGAATTGTTCGGGATCGGATCAAGGTTTCCGCCGCCGGTTTCGTATTCTTTAGAGGCTGTCTGTGCGGCGTTCTCGCCGTCGCTTAAATCCCAGAATGACATTATGCGATATCCTTTTCGTCTTGGGGTTGGCTGTCATCGGCAGTCGCCGTTGTTGTTGGAGTTGGTGCAATCCATGCGCCGCCAAGCGACGGCACAAACTCTGCCAATGGGTTTTCGCCCATCTTAACTGGCAGAGGCTGCGTAATGTTGTAGCGGTTTTTTGACACGTTCGATGGCGTGACGTGGCAGATCAACTCTCGCATACCAGTGCCGCGCGCCCGCTTGCGTTCGTCTTCTTCGCCGGTCACAATTGTCTGTTCGCGCAGAAACCCAACCAGATCAACGTCATCAACATATGGCGGCAGGCTCTTGGCTGGCAGGCGCAAGCTGTAGCGCATGTAATCGTCTTGGTCCGGCAGCTTCATGGTTTCGACGTCTGCATGTGCAACGAACACGACATGCATCCCTTTGCGTTCGTTCAGCAGGCCAGCCGCCTTGCGAACGCGGCCATGCATTGCTGCAACCGCCGATGTGCCAGCGCCGTATCCGCCCAGCGCCTGATTGATGCTGCGGGCCTTGGGGTCGCTTCTGAGAACGTCAGCAAGAAAAAGCCGTTCCAGCGCGGTAACGCTATCCACAACCAGAGTTTTGTAATCGTGGTCTTCTTGCAGAAGCGCGGTTAGTTGTTCCCAAAGCTGCGCGCCGCTGCCAATAAGCGGCAGTGCGTCAGGGCGGCTTGCAAGCGGGATCGCCTGCAATCCATCTTCTGCGCGGATCACAATGGGATTTGGAAACGCGGCGGCAAGGCTTGTTTTGCCCATCCCCGCGTCACCGCAGATCGTCACCATTACAGCGCGATCCTGCGGCTTTGTTGCCGTTGATAAAATACTCATGTTTTCCCCTATTGGGCTGAGGCGCGGCAGGTCGCGCTTCCATATCCTGCCTCTTGACACTACTTTGTAGAAAAGCTACCGTCAATAGGTAATTTGCAATCAAGGAGCAATGATATGGACATCAACAAGATGCGGCGATTGCTGGTCGATAGACGGCTAGATATTGTGTCAGACGCCACTGGCGTTCATGTAAATACGATTTCTCGCATTAGAGACGGAAAGACGGAAAACCCATCATATAAGGCTTTTGAAGCACTGCGGAAGTATCTTGAAGATGACCAGTGAAGAACTTGCAAGTTTGCTGTGGCATGGCCTAAACGATTGCGCCGCGTTAGATAAAATGGCTGCGGTTGGCACGGCTTCCGCTTGGCTGGAGTATCATGGCGCTGGTGTGCCTGACGTTCCGCTGATGCAGGAACAGGTGCGGCGCGATGCGATGTTCTGGGCCGAAATTGCTGGACCTGCCGAATTAGAAGCCTATGCGGTTGCGTCTATAACCGCTCTTGGCACAACGCCTCTGACCGCGAAACAGATCAAACGGCTTGCTGCAATGTCATGGCGGCGCATGTCACCGCAAGACCGTGCAGCATTCAAGGAATGGATAGAAAGCAATGACTGACGATTGGAACCTGTCGCAATATGCATCTGGAAAAAGCTACGATGAACTTGCAGACGACCGCGAAAAAGAGCGCAAGGCAACGCTTGCCACGATGAAGCCAGAAGACTTCAAAAGCGACTTTGACGAGGAGTTTTTCCCAGAAGAATTTAAACCGTCGCCTGAGCATGTGAAAGATGACGGCTTTGCGATGCCGATTGACGTGTCAGGCGTTGACCTGAACCGACCGCCTGATTTCGTCGGCAAGGTCGCAGACTGGATTGACAGCCAGTGCCGTTATCCCCGCCGCAGGCTTGCCGTGGCCAGCGCGTTGACTGCCATTGGCAACATTGGCGGGATGTCGCATTACGACACGCACGATGGCGTGACGGCCAACATGCTATCGTTCTGCGTTGCAGCATCATCAACCGGAAAAGAGGCCGTGATGCAGGCGTTTACAGAACTGCACATCGCGGCAGGTATGCAGGGCGCAATTCACGGCGGCATCAAGTCGGAACAAGAGATCGTGCGCAACATGATCGAAAACCAAGGCTGTTTTTACAACATTGACGAGATCGGCATTTTTCTAAGCAAGGTCCGAAATGCCCAAAAGCGCGGAGGAGCGTCATACCTTGAGGGTGTGTTTGGGACAATCATGAACGCCTATTCCAAGGCCAACAGCCGCTTTCTGCTGTCTGGCGACGTGAAGCGGGAACTGCGCAAGATGTATCTAGGCATCTTATCGAAGGCCCAGGATGATGGCGACGAAAAACGCTTCATCAGCGCCGAGCGAATGCTTGCAATGGTTGATGACGGTTTGGAGCGGCCTTTCTTGTCAATCATGGGATTCACAACGCCAAGCACGTTTGATGGCATCATGGACGGCGAGACAGCCACACAGGGCTTTGTCGGGCGCGCTATTATCGTTGCTGAACGGGACATCAACCCAAAGCCCCGCAAGGCGTTTCAAAAGCCCGACATGCCAATCATGATGGGTGGCAGGCTGGGTCTTATCTACGGCGGCTCTGCGGGCCGTGTGGAGTATGACGCGCCCCGGCGCGATGTGGTCACGACCCAAGAGGCCAGCGCCGCTTTGGAGAGCATTAGCGACTGGCTGATTGAATACGCTGCGCACATGGGCGAAGTGACCGGCGAGGCGTCTGTGGCAATGATCCGGCGGGCCTATGAGTTGATCGCCAAGATCAGCTTTATTCTTGCCATCCCTGACGGCACCAGAACGCTTGAGCATGTGCGCTGGGCGTTTGCATATGTGAAGGATGAGATCGACTTTAAGGTGCAGCTTGTCTTTGCCAATGACAACGCCAAGAACAAGCCAGAGGACGCGATGGCCGCGCGATTGCTGAACCTAATCGACAGCGAAAGCGGCGCATCTACATCGGTGCTGGCGAACCGGCTGCGGATCGACAAGGCGTCGGTTGATACCATCATGCGGAACCTTGAGGAGCGCGGCGACGTCTATTCCAAGCCCGGAACAAGGAAATGGAAGGGCCAGCCAGTGCTTCAATGGTTCAAAAAAGACTGAACGCAAAAACGCACAACAAGACCAGAAAAGCCGCGCTTCTGTGCGGTTTTTTGTTTTTGCAGGTTTGTCAGGCGAGATGTTTACACACGGAACCAAACTTTATGCATACTTTTACACATGCTAAGTGATTGATCTTAAAAAAGAAAACGCTTGTTTACGCATTTTAATCATTATGCACCCTTAGACACATAAAAAGAGCCTATAAAGACCCCTAGAGATACACACTCCCAGTAGACTGGTTTTTGATAAAATGAGAAAAGAGATATAAGATAATATGTATAATGATTAATTATATCTCTTTATCTATAGATTTCAGTCACTTAGAACTTATGCAAACTTTACGCACATGCATATCTTGCGTAAAGTTTGGATCAGGCCTTTCAAAGCAAAAACGGCCCCGGAAAAACCGAGGCCGCTTGACAATGCCGGGATTAGTCGGCATCGTGGGTGTCACCACAACACAGGCTGACGATACCGCATTGCGACATCAGCCGCAACACAAGGATTAGAGACATGACACACACTCACACCCCGCAAGACATTGACCGAGCCATTCGCCTCGGGGTCGCTTGGCAGGACTACACGCCAGCGGAACTCTATGTGATGGCGAAGGATCAAGCCGCAATGAACCGGCTGGCGCACTGGACCGTCGCAATCTGCGTCACCGCAGGCACGGCTATGATTGCAGCGCTGACGATGGGATGGGTTTGATATGACCGACACACCAAAGCTGTGGCGCGACATGACGCCAGAGTAAAAGGGCGCGCTGCTGTTGGGTTGGCATGAAGGTAAAATCATTGAGGTGTTCGGCCTCGGTTACCCTGATATGTGGTATTATGAAGATGATCCTTGTTTTGAGGACGATTGCGCATACCGCGTCAAGCCAGAGCCAGAGACGATGACGGCCAAGCTGTGCATTGACGCCTACGGCACTTCTTTGCACATGCGGCCAGATTTCCGCGATAACTACTACGGCGATGAAAACTTCCACTTCACGCTGACCTTCGACATTATCGACGGCAAGCCCGATTCAGCAAGCATCAAAATAGAGGAACTGTAATGCGCGTATTCGAAGGCAAAGGCCGTGAGGTAGATCGCGGTGGCGTGCTGATGGAAGCCATCTTGCAGGCGATAGACGATCACGCTGAAGGCATGACGGTCGTGTCAGTCATCGGCTGTCTGGAGATGGCAAAGGTCGTCGTGCTGACCGAAAGCGAGGAGGCGTGACAAGCAATGCAAACACATGGTAAGATGAGCGCATGACAACAGGACGCCCAACAGTTTACAACGACAAGATCGTTAAGAAAGCCCGCGATTATGTCGCGGGCTACGCTGATTTTGGCGACCTTGTGCCTTCAATTGCAGGGCTTGCTTGCGTCTTGGGCATCACGCGAGAGACTTGCTATGCGTGGGCAAAGGACGAAAAAAAGGCCGAGTTTTCTGACATTCTGGGCGAATTGATGCAGCGCCAAGAGCGCGGATTGTTGAACGGCGGCCTCGGTGGCAACTTCAATTCGTCTATTGCCAAGATGCTGCTGACGAAGCATGGCTATTCCGACAAGGTTGAAACCGATGTCACATCCAGCGACGGCAGCATGACGCCGCCAACGCAAATCCTGATTCGCGCAGCAGATGACAACGGCTGAAATCTCGCTGCCAGCCAAGCTGGTGCCTGTCTTCTCAGCCAACAGGGGCGCAGCGCGTTATCGGGCGCTGTATGGTGGTCGCGGGTCTGGCAAGTCATTCAGCGCCGCTCTCATGGCCGCTGTGTGGGGTTACGCTGAACCGCTGCGCATCCTGTGCGTCCGTGAATTCCAAGCCAGCATCAAGCAATCCATGCACGCCGAGATCAAGGCGGCCATCGAGGCGCATCCGTGGCTGGAAGCGCACTACGATGTGGGCGTGGATTACATCAGGGGATCGAACGGGACCGAGTTTATCTTTCGCGGGCTGCGTCGGAACGAGCAATCCATCAAATCGCTGGCCAAGATCGACCTGACGATTGTCGAAGAAGCTGAGGACATTCCGGAGGGTTCGTGGCTGGCGCTGGAAGCAACGGTGTTCCGGCAGCCTAAGTCTGAAATCTGGGCGCTGTGGAATCCAAAAACCGAGGGCAGCCCGGTCGATCGGCGGTTCCGCCTGCACAATCCGCCGGGCCTGCTGATTGCAGAGATCAACTGGCGCGACAATCCGTATTTCCCCGAAGGCTTGGTGGCGCTGCGTGACCAGCAGGAAAAGACGCTCGACAAGGCGGTATACGATCACGTCTGGGAAGGCGCGTATCTGCGGGCGCTGAAGGGCGCTTACTATGCCGACCTGCTGGAAGTGGCGCGCAAGGAAAACCGGATCGGGTTCTACAACAAGCACGCGATGAACCGCGTCTATGCCGTGTGGGACATCGGTTCGACATCGACGGCTGCAGACGCCACAGCGATCTGGATGGTGCAGTATGTCGGTGAAGAAATCCGCTGGCTGAATTACTACGAGGCGGTCGGGCAGCCGTTCGAAGCGCACGTCAACTGGCTGCGCGAGAACAATTATGCCGACGCGACCTGCGTCCTACCGCACGATGGCGTCAAGCACGATAACGTCTACAGCGTCACGCCTGAAAAGTTTCTGCGCGAGGCAGGCTTTGCGACCTACGTTGTGCCGAACCAGGGCAAGGGCGCTGCTGTCCAGCGTATATACGCGCTGCGATCCATGTTTGCGCAGTGCCGGTTCAACGAAGACACGACGGTATCGGGCCGCGAGGCGCTGTCGTGGTATCACGAGAAGTGGGACGAGAAGCGCAACATCGGGCTGGGGCCGGATCACGACTGGGCATCGCACTGCGCCGACGCAGCGGGCCTTGTGGCTGTCTTTGCGCCGACCGCGCGGGGCGAGAGCGCCAGCAAGAGCGAACCGATCAGGCGGAACCTACGCGGGCTAGCGTGACAGGGCTGGCTGTGGTATGAAAAAGGGCGCGTGGAGATAGCATATGGCCAACCTTTTAGACCTTAGCCCAGATGAATTTATGTTCACCTTGCAGGAGTTTGGCTATGCGCCAGAACGCAGGGACGAGTTGATTCGTCAGTATCGTGAACATAACAGCGTTTTCGGATCGCTGAACCGCGCAGCACAAGAGCGCCAAGCCGAAATCGCAGGCGAAGGTCGGCGTCCTGTTGCTGGTGGCTTTCTAAGTAAGCCCGAAGGATCGCTTGGCATGGACGCTGTGCGCGGCTTGCGGGTCGAGCCTATTGCTGGCCTGTTGGGGATGCTAACGGGCGCTGGGCGGGCTGTGGAAGCGCCTGCTGCTGCGTATCAAGGGCTGATACCTATGGCAGACGTCCCGCTTGAGGCGCTTGGCACGGCTGGCATGGCATCGCTGGGCGGTGCTGCGATGACGCGGCCTGCTGGCAGTGTTGGCATGGGTGGACGTGTGACCAGTGATTTTGATGTCACCCGTCGTGATGCATCAAACATATTCGGTGAAGGCACTGAGCGTGTTAGATACACTGATCCAGCCAGCGGCGGGACAATGGAAGTGGTTGTCCGACCTGATGGGCGTGCTTCGGTCTTGGAATTGGAGGTTCCGGAAAGTTTTCGTGGGCAAGGCATTGGGCAATCGCTTCAATCTCGCGTGATGCAGGATTTCCCAGTAATGGGTGGGCAGGTTTCGTCAAGAGCGGCGGCGACAACGGCTTACCGGCTGGGGCGCAGGCCGTTTGGCCAGCCAGATGCAACCCTTGAGGACGTGTTTCGCGCCATTGACGAAGACAGTTCAGTAAACCTTATTTCACCGCAAGCGCAGCCGACAACGCTTGCCGCCAACCGCGACCAGACTGTCGGCCTGCTGTCAACGGCGGCAGCCGCAGAGCCACGCAACGCAGCCGAGCGCATGGCGCGTGACATCTTGGATATGCGGGCCGCTGGCCGTGCAGGCGAAGTGACCGACGAGATGATGGCGCAGGCTGACCCGCAGTATATGTTCGCCAACACGCCGCTGCCGATGGATGAGGCGTCGCGGATGGTAAGGGCTGGTGAGATGGGGTTTGGGCTTGAGTATCCTCTTTACAGAGGGGACACTGTTGACCACCCATACTATGAAGCGCTGTATGATGATGCTATTTACACATCAACCGACCCAAGGGTCTCAGAAGATTACGCTTTTTCGCGCGGCCTGATTTCGCCCTTGATCGGCAATAGAAATAACTTTGCGGTTGATAGCAGCTTTGATGACTTTGACGCTGACGGTTTCTCTGAGGCTATTACGGATGCCTACGATAGTGGCAGGAGCGGTGTAAATTTTCAAAGTGTGGCTGATGGAGATGCGTTTTCTAAGCACGGTAAAGTCATTGCTGACACAAATGCCTTTCTTGACCCGTCCAACATCCGCTCCCGCTTTGCCCGCTTTGACCCAGAATTCGCGCACCTTGCCAACTTGAGCGCCGCCAACATTGATCCGCTGGCTGGCTTATTTGGCGCGCTGGCGGCAGAAGAACAGCGCAGGCAGCGCAACAGCCAGTGACACTAGCGTGAACCCACAATATCTGCTAATGTGCGGCAAACCTAAGAGGGACGTGACATGAAGAAACCTGTCAAAGCGCCAGCGTTCAAGCCGTGCAAGGGCGCGCCGACTGCGGCTGCGTTCAAGGCATCTGCTAAGACGGCGAAGAAGAAATGAGCATCACAACCTACAGCCAGTTGAAGACGGCCATCGCGGACTTTCTGGACCGTGACGACCTGACGGCGGTCATCCCGAC